TTGTATGGTTCGATTGCGGCGGTCCAGTGGAGTATTAGTATTTTGTGGACTACTATTGGAACATGGTGAAAGAGTATGCACTATTTCACTTCACTTATTTTCGTGGAGAACCTAACAAGAACAACGATATCCTTAGTACGATCACAGACATTTCTTATCGTATGGACATAGTGGAACCTCACAAGTTTAAGCAAGGCAGCATTACGATGCTTAGAAAATAAAGGATGAAACGTGGTTAGCATAGACGATAAAGATAGAATGAAAGAGTTAAGTTCATTCTATAGTGACGATGGTAACAGAGAAGCCTATGTTATTTGGGATCGTTACAAGAAAAAGTATATCGTCATGATGATCACATGTGAAGGTAAAAACTTTAATGTAAAAGAAATGCGATCTATGGGTAATCATAGTGAACGGTATGCGGAAGACTGTGCAGAGAATTGGGTGATGGGTATTATTTGATGAGCAATTTTATTCGATCATATACAGATGCAATGCCTGATGATCTATGCGACACACTGATTGCGTGGTTTGATCAAGCAGAGGATGTACGAATCGAAGAGGCAAATCGTCTGACTCGTAAGGACAAGCAAAAATGGCTGACCTTCAATGAGAACAGCGATCTGTATACCAGAGTGCAGAAGGTCAAGTATGACATGATGCACCGATACCTTACGGAGTTTCCGTTTGCGTATCGTGGAACCAAGAAGCTTGTATCCCCTGATGTTAAGGTTCAGTCCACTCCACCGTTTGGTGGCGGGTTTCATAACTGGCATTCAGAGGTTTGCAATTGGGAGAACATGTCACGATGCTTTGTCTGGACATTCTATTTGAATGATATAGAACTAGACGAGGGCGAGACAGAGTTCTTGTATGAGAAGATGAGGGTCCGGCCTCGAAAGGGACTTGGTTGTATGTTCCCTGCCGGATGGACGTTTCAGCACCGTGGAAACCCTGTACACAGTGCAACGAAATATATGGCTACAGGGTGGTGGCACTATCCAAAGGAGAAATTGCCCAAATGATTGGTACAACAGTAAGTTTTAAAGATGAGTATGGTTACATCAGGTCTGGTGAAATTCTGACTATCGACTCTGACAAGTTCGATGATATCAAGTGGGATGAGGTTCCTAAGTATTGGTCCAAGAAGACCAAGAGCTATCGTCCTGTCAAGGAGAAGGACATGGAAACCGTATATATTGAGATCGAAGGTCGGGATCACAACGAATTTATTCTATTAGGAGATATTATCAATGAAAGCTAAAGCAATGCATCCAGAAGATGAGAAGGCGTTATCACAAATGATTGAGAATGGCTATGTGCTAAAAGACGAGGTACACTGGGAAGACCCTAATGAGGTAAACGCCAAGGTTGATTTCATAAAAGAAGCCATGTTGGAGGGGGATGAATTGCCTACGGTAATCAACTCACCTGATACGGACGCTGAAATGGCCATTCCTATGGACACTCCACCAAAGGAAGTGAAACTTCACAAGACCCCCTTGAAGGTTCTTACTGATGAGTTGGAGCGCATTCGTCTAAGTTATACTGTTCGTAATGGTGGTATGCGTGGTATTCCAAAGAGTGTTCGCAATCGTATCAATCGACTTGAGAAGGTGATTGGTATCAAGACGGAAGTATATAAGAGAGCGATGGAGCAAGCAAATGAGTCTGGCCGCATTAGCGAAGACACTTAAACCCACTACGATGTTCGACAAGCATCCCTTGTCGAAACAGTTCTGTGAGAATTTTCCTATCATCACTCTTGATCTGGGCCTTGTTGCAAACAAGACTGTTCATGAAGATCAGGATATGTCGTTGAATGAAAATCTTGAACGGCAGATACGAGAGTTGGGTGACGCTCAACAAAGGAAGACCAATGTGAAAGCTTTCATGACTGATTGGTTCATGCAAGACAGTAGCAAGGGGTTTCAGTGGGTGTGCAATCGTGCAATGGAGTTGGCTGCGGAGAATAATCCGCACCAACTCGACATGATACCGTATGATTGTTGGGGAGCAATCTACAAAGAGGGTGATTACACCATCATGCACAACCACTGGCCCCACCTCTGGAGTTTTGTTTACTATGTTAATTGTCCTGATGGGTCATCGCCTCTTCTCTTTGATAGGTGTATTCATCCCGGCAAAGGTATCGAAAGGGTGGCTCCAAGGACAGGACTCATGGTCATGTTTCCCGGCTGGGTTAACCATTCCGTCCCAAAACACATAGGTGAAGACCGTATTGTGGTCGCTGGCAACCTCACAATGAACCCTTTTTCCCATATTAAGACCCTAGAAGGTCGTGGATTGGGACAATGGCGATCAGTTTATGGGTCCAGAGGCAACACTCAGAGACTTTAAAACCTAAATAACCCCCATGCAGAAATATAGAGTTGTAAAAACTAACGTGGAATGTCTTTATGATAATTTAACGGAAGAAGAGGCAAACTATGTTCTTGCCAATTTGGTAGACATTGGCACCATTGGGTGTTCCGTTGAAAAGTACGATTGGATTGCACCAGAGGGCAAACGACTAGGCCGTGACCCTGATTTGCATTGATATAACCGACTAAATACTTCTAGTTATAAGGAGTATTCATGCCGGAGATTAATGAATATATGGGCCGTGATGGATTTATCTGGTTCATTGGTGTAGTTGAAGATAGAAATGACCCCCTAGAACTAGGAAGAGTTAGAGTTAGATGTTTGGGATATCATTCTGAAAATCTATCTGAAATTCCTACGAGTTCTTTGCCTTGGGCTCATGTCATGCATCCCACTACAGACCCCGCCATGCATGGTATGGGGAAGACTCCATCCTTTCTTGTGGAAGGTGGATGGGTCTGTGGATTCTTTCGTGATTCTGGTGAGAATCAACAGCCGGTAGTTATAGGAACACTTCCCGGCATTCCCGAAACTCCAGGCGGAATAGAGCAAACCTACACTAAAGGGTTTAACGATCCCCGTCATAAAAATTCAATACAGACAAATCTGCTGACTGATGGCAAAGATTACTCTATGCCATATGGTGATAAGACTTTCAATCCTATTGATAGGTATACAGATATTGGTGGCGAGATTGAAGGGGATTTAGCTGAGAACGTCCGGCCGGACTACGGCAAAGAGTCCTATGGTCCTTATCCATTAGGTGGGTTTGTTAATGGTAAAGATGATAAGGATGGCGTCTTTGGACGAGCTTCTGGTCATACCTATGGTGAGTCTGATACAAACCGTCTAGCAAGAGGTGGAGATCATGGAGTATTAACCGCAAAGGATAATAGTACAACCCAAGACATTCGGCTCGCTAATTCTGCCGATAGTTGGAAAGAACCTCTTACAACTGATACTAATAAGAATAGCCGTCCACGATATGGTTCAAAGTATCCATATAATCATGTATTTGAATCAGAGAGTGGTCATATTAAAGAATATGATGATACGCCTGGTTCTGAGCGTATTCATGAATATCATACTGTCGGAACATTTTATGAAATTGATGCGGATGGAAATAAACAAACAAGAGTTGTTGGAGACAATTACGAAGTTGTTGCAGGCTCTAATTACGTTAATATCAAAGGAACTGCAAACCTTACAATCGACTCCAACTGTAACACCTATATTAAAGGTGATTGGAATATTCAAGTTGATGGTAATGTAAGGGAAGTTATTGGAGGAACACTTACACAAAGCGTTGCTGGAGCAGTAACAGAGTCTTACAGTTCATCACTTAACACAACCATCGTTGGCACAACTGGAATATTACACCAAGACGTTGCCACATATCACTATGTTGATGATTTCCAAGAAAAGATCGACAAAGATCATTATGTTGACAAAGAGGGTGGAAAGGTTGATCATACTCATCCAGTTAGCCCGGCAAGAACAACTGGTGAAGAAGAAGTGGAGGGTCTATTAGAAATAGATGATGTATTATGATAATAAGAAAAAAAAGTTTAGTTACGGTTGACATACTATATTGGATGCCGGACTATACCAATGTGTTACAGAAGTTTGTTTGGCAAACGAGTGACATTGTTCCCGAATATCCACGGGTCCATAGTTTTTTAAATTATTGGCAAGAAAATATTGAAGCAGTTATATCAGAGGTTCGTATTGCAGATGCAGAAACAATTGAGTATATACCAGCAAAGGCCTTGTATGAACTTTAATAATTCTTTATAAATAATACAAACTACCTTGGAGTAATAATGGCAACCGTAGAAAAAACAAATAGCTTTAAAGAACTTACCGCTTTAACAGATGCAGAGAGAACAAATAATTCTCCATTGTCAGTTAGGCAGTATAGCGATTTGGATTTATTTTTTACCAAAAGATCAAGAGACAAAGATGTAAATGTCTTGACCAACGTTACTGCTATTAAACGTTCAGTGAGAAATTTGATATTGACTAATTTCTATGAGAAACCATTTCATCCTGAGATTGGTTCTGGAGTTAGAAATTTGTTGTTTGAAAATCTCAGTCCTTTAACTACCATTGCATTATCACAAGCAGCTCAAGATGTTATTGCAAATTATGAACCAAGAGCTGTTGTGCTTTCTATAGATGTGACGCCGGACCTAGATCGTAATGCATATGATATGAAAATAGCTTTTGCAATCAGGACTCAACCAAATGATATAGTGGCTATAAACGTGCTATTGGAGGTATTACGATAATGGCAAATAATCAAAAATTAGAAATATCTGGTTTGGATTTCGATACGGTCAAGACTAACCTCAAGACCTTTCTAAGAAACCAAGACCAGTTTCTTGACTACGACTTTGAAGGGTCAGGTATGAGCGCACTGTTAGATGTGTTAGCGTATAATACTCATTACCTTGGATTTCATGCAAACATGCTTGCGAATGAAATGTTCATCGACAGTGCAGCGTTGCGATCCAGTGTAGTATCTCATGCAAAAACTTTGGGATATGAAACACGATCTGTCAGAGCTCCAAGATCGAAAGTTAATGTTACACTCAATGATGCAACTTTAGCCACTGCAACAATGAATGCGGGTCAAGTTTTTACAACCACCATTAACAATGTCTCATATCAGTTTGTAACTGTATCTGACTTCACTGCTTCCCAAACGGGTGCTGGAATAACTTTTAGTGATATTCCAATTTACGAAGGGAGTTATGTTACCACCAGATACACAGCTGATTCGACTGATGTAAATCAAAAATTCTTGTTGAATACTGACAAGGCAGATACCACAACGTTGACTGTTCAAGTTCAAAACTCTTCCTCCGACTCAACCACAGTAACCTATACCAAAGCTACAGACATAACTCAACTGACGGGAGATAGTACGGTATACTATTTACAAGAAGTTTCAGACGGGCAATTTGAAGTATACTTCGGCGATGGAGTTGTAAGTAAAAAACTTAGTGACGGTAATATTGTCATACGAAAGTGTGTAGTAACAAATATTGATGAAGCTAACGGTGCTTTTGCATTTACAAACTCTGGAGCAATCAATACAGTTGTTGATGTTACAACCACAACATTGGAAATTGCTTCTGGTGGGGCAGCTGCAGAAACTATTCAGTCTATAAAATTATCTGCACCCTTAGACTATGCATCACAGGGACGATGTGTGACAACTAACGACTATAAAGTTTTTGTACAGAAGCTATATCCTAACGCTACTGCAATTCAAGTGTTTGGTGGAGAAAACGGTTCGTTTGATTCTAGTTTAGGTGTTGTATCTACAGCGGAATATGGAAAGGTCTTTATATCTGTAAGAAATAATCTTGGCACCAATTTGACAGAGGTTGAAAAAACTGGTCTAGTAAGTCAACTTGGAAAGTTTACTGTGGCATCTATAACGCCAGTAATTGTTGATCCAGATTTCATGTATGTTCTATTGACATGCGATTTTAAATATGACTCTAGTGCCACCACGAAAACTAAGGATACGTTGGTTACTGAAGTTACTCAAACCATTATAGACTACAACACTACAGAGTTAGTTAAGTTTGATGCTATCTTGCGTCATTCAAAATTATTGAGTTTGATAGACTCTACTGATAATTCAATAACTAGTAGTTCAGTTAATCCTAGACTAGCAAAATATTTTACTCCAGAAAAAGGTGAATCAAAATCCTATAACCTGTATTATAATAATGCATTATATAATCCTCATGCTGGACACAACAGTGACATGGGTGGTATCTTAACATCCACAGGATTTTATGTTTCTGGAACCAACTCTACAAATGAACAATTCTTTGATGATGATGGAAACGGAAATCTAAGAACTTACTACCTAACAGGTGCTACGAGAAACTATACCAACGAAACGGCAGGAACAGTTGACTATGTGACAGGGGCTATTGCGATTAACAATATCGTTATAACTTCAATTTCAAATGTTGATGGTGCAACTTCTACTCGTATTCGTGTTGTTGTTCTTCCTAGATCAAATGATATAGTCGCACTCAGAAATCAGATATTAGAAATTGACACAGTAAACACCAAGGTCACAGGTGGAGTCGATACTATTGCTGTAGGAGATGAAGGTGGCGCTGCTAACTTTAGTGCTACTTCGGCAGGAGTAGACGCAACAGGAACGAGTTACTAGAACGATGGCCCCTTTCGATAGCGCCTTTAATACTAAGATATCACCTCAAATAGATGGTCAGGTTCCTGATTATATTCAGGCTGACCACCCAATATTTGTTGAGTTTCTTAGACAGTATTATCGGTTTTTAGAATCTGCTCAGATAGATATTGATGGGACTATTGATCAAGTCCTATTAGAAACTCTTTCAACTAATTTTCTGGTTTTAGATTCTACAGACCTGTTTGGATCAAACGCTGCTGATAAAATTGTTTTTGAAAGTGGTAGTGGTACTACAGGTAAGTTTGAAATCGGTGAAACGATTACTGGATCAACAAGTAATGCTACTGCTACAATACTAGTAGATAATGATGAACAGCTGTTCATAACTGCTAACCAAAGATTCATTGAGGGAGAAACTATTACGGGTACAACGAGTGGCGCTACGTCCACTCTTAATAAGTATCGTGCGAACCCTGTTCAAAATATCCAACAGTTGTTAGAGTATGCTGACCCAGATAATACGGTTGATCATTTTCTAAGTGCGTTCAGAGATTCCTTTATGGAATCAATTCCACTCTCCCTTGCGAGTGGTGTATCCAAAAGAAATCTTATCAAACAAATTCGAGACTTGTATGCTGCAAAAGGAACGTCCGAAGGTCATAAACTTTTCTTTAGAATATTCTTAGGTGAAGAGGCAACAATTACTTACCCAGCAAAATATATGTTGAGGATGAGTGATGGTAATTGGTCTAACCCCATAGCTATTCGATGCACCTCTGATTCTCAAGGTGCAATCCCTGCTGAAATGGTTGGTCAAGAAGTTACTGGTTCTTCTTCTGGAACCACTGCACAAATCATAAGCGTATCGTCATTCAATCAGGGCACTGATGCTGTTGTTGAATTTACTTTGAGAAAAGACTCAATACAAGGTACAGGATTTACTGCATCTGAAACTATTTCGGGAGTATCTACTTCTGGTGACTTTACTATGCAGTTCACCATTCAAAGTATTGTGTTGAGTGTTACTGCTGGTGATTTTGGCGGTATCCTTTATAGTATTGGCGATTCTGTAACTCTTGACACAGCAATAGGAAATGGTGTTGCAAGTGCTAAGGTCAGTGAAATTAAACCAGGCTCTATTAGTGATATTCACATTGATGCCGGTGGTTCTGGATATAACATTGGTGATGGAGTCAAATTTACAAATAGTTCTAGCGATAGTTCGATTTCAGATGCCAGGGCCTTTGTGTCTGTTACAGGTGGTAGATTATCAACCGAAGATGCAATAGATGGAACACCAGAGGTTATTGTACAAGAGGATGCCACAAAAACATCTTTCATTACAAATAGAACTTTGTTAGACGGTACATCTATTGCAACAGTAGTTGGCGAACCATATGCAGTGTTTGGAACAGATAGAAGATTTAGTGACGCACAGACTTATTATTATCCTCTGTATCTTTCTAAGGCTAGAGCAAAAGCACAAGATACTGATACTGGTCAAGCAACCTTTTTTATTTTCGATCAAGAACCTGGCACTGTTTTCTGGATGCCATCAAACAATATCAATACAGCAAAGTCTTCTTATGACACTAGTCTTTACAATTTGTTTGTTTCAACCACTGCTGCTCTTGATGATGGATTTGCTTTACGGTTGGAGTCTGGTAATGCTGCAACTGGTATGGATAATGAAACAGATAGTAATACCGAATCAGTATTGGGCGATCTGGTTATATCAGAAACAGAAAGTTTAGCTAGAGATGTTTACGGGACAGATACCGATGGTATAATTCTTGAAGAGGATACTTTGTCACTGGACGAGTCTAGTGAAGTCAATAGAATATTTGTTGTTAATAATGGTGGTGGTTATACTGCACTACCATCTCTAACAGTTTCGTCTGAAAATGGCACAAACGCTGAGTTGGTTGCTTTGACAGATGACATTGGTTCTATATCAGAAATTGAAGTGACTGATGCTGGATTTAAATACGCTACCGCACCTGATGTTACTGCCAACACAAATTTAATTCTTAAAGATGTAACTGGAACGTTTGGTGCGGGAAACACTTTGCAAACTCATCAAGGTTCAGTTGTATCGTTTGATCCTTCTGTTAATAAGTTAACGATTAATTCAGTTCCTACAAATAGATTGACTGCTGAACAGAGTGTATCTACAAACGATGGAATTACTTTAGAAGATTTTGATATTGTTGAACCAGGCAGGCCTGATCATGGACCTGTCAATTCATTATACAAAGTCAATGATGAGTTTGGTTCTGGATTTCTACTAGATGGATTTAGTGAAGAAGGTCAAGGTATTGCTATAGAAAGTTTTGAGATTGGTCAAATCGTATCTGAAGCTCTTGAGGTTAACGTTGACCAAATTAGTATGGAAATTGATGACATGGATGCTCTACTTGATGAGGGCATCGAATTAGAATCTGGTAGTGCTGTTCCTACAGATTCCTCTGGTAAATTTTTACTAGACAGTCACCGTCCAAAATCTCGTAGGAGAAGTGAGCGTTCTGAAGACCGTGTAAAACTTCAAGATGAAGCGGCTGGAACTAATATCTTTGGCGAACAGGAAGACGGTGTTCTTCTATTTGACTTTAGTGTTGATGATGTTGGTAGTAATATTGAACTAGAAATACAAACGTCAGGTGGCACAGACTTTTCCGCCTATAATATCTTGTTGGAACAATCTACTGAAAATGATGGTGATAAATTGGAGTTGGATGGTTCTCAATTTTCAGTTGGTGATAAAGTCGAATACCAATTAGACACAAGTATTTTGTTTG